ACTTCGTTGATGATACAGCGATCATAACTTCGCCTGTGTGTACTGACACAATTCTCATAGATACAGTTACCTGATCTACTCTATATTCTTCGTGTATGCCTATGCCAAAGTATCTTGCACCATCACCACCACTTTCAGTATTTGCGTCATAACCAGTAATATTACCTTCAAATAACAACCCAGCAAATAACATAGGTTTTAATACTGCTTTACCTTTATCTGATCCATCATATAATTCAGTCGTTGATCTGATTAATTGTCTTTCTTTAACAAGATTATCTAAACTTGCTCTTTCAACAACTCTAAACCAAGTGCCTTCACCTGTCTCTTTGAGTGCCTGTATTACCCATACATCTGCACCTTGAGAAACCGCCATACTTAATTGAGAAAACTTTGTACTAGGTTTTCTTTGACCAGTCATATCATTAAATTCATATACAGCAACTGTAATAATCTCTTGATCTAAATGATCGTAATATTTTAATATATCTCCTGTCGGTGTACCATATGCCTTAGGTGGTTCTTCTTTGTAAGGAAAATCACTAGGCACAGTAGCACAACCTGTCAACATTAACAGTATGAATAGAGCAAAGTATCTCATTAAAATACAAAGTCTCCTACAGGTACAGTCATAGTGGTTACAGCACCATTCTCATCTGTAATTGTTAATGTTATATTACCTGTTGTAGTATCTTTAACCCAATACAATGTAGAGCCTTCAACATCTGCTGTACCACTTGTTGGGCAGGTTGTTGTCTCACTATCGCAAGTAGTACCGAACATATTATCAACTAACTGTTTTGATAAGTTAGCATATATTCTACTCTCAACATTCTTAACGAACTTAGCGATTGTAGTATTGTTTAATTCACGCTTTGCAGCTGAGGCAGCAGACTTTGCTTTATCCTCTTGATCTTTCTTTCTTTGATACTGTAATTGATCTACACTTAGAGCGTGAGTTCCGTACCCATTACCACTAAATGCTGGATTACCGAATTCGTGAACCAGGTCAGACGCTTGTACAAATTTTATCGTGTTATCAAATGCCCACCCAAGAATCCATAATAACACCGCACCGAATAACACTACTTTTAATAGTGTTTTCATACTACTATTTATAATTTTACTTACGGTGGGATTTCTTTTTTTCGAGATTTTCTTTTAATTCGATTGTCGTTTTGACTTTAGATTTCAGCCTAATTATATCATTATCGAGCATACGAATACGATCTATTAGGGCGATTAAAACTGTATTTGCCTCACCTAATTTCACCTTTATTTCAGTAGTAATAAATGTGTATATAAAATAGATGAAGTATGCCATCGCTACAGCAGCGACCATTGGGAAACCATAGTCTTGTAATATTGCTACAAAGTCCATCAGTCTCGTCTTGCATCCTTTTTACCATCAGCACGAGCAATTCTTTCTTCGTCTGGTGGTACATCTAGAGTGTGTGAGATTAATAAATCAAGTTTGATTACATCATTATTAATATTTCTAACTCTATTATCTAATTGTGTTATAATGGCGTGCATAGTTTGTACTTGACCTATGACTGAACCTAGAATATATCTGAGAATGATATAGATGAACACCCCCATAGCAAATGAACCTGCTACGGGGAGTCCGAATTCTGCTAGAATAATTAAGAATTGTTCCATCTAATTATTTATCAGATTGCTTCCCACTCTTTTTTCAACCTTAAATCTTCGTATTTTAACTTATTACGATTAGGTTTCTTCTTGTCAGGTACAAATTGTGTACGCTTTCTATTAGTTTGTAATAGAGCTTTCGCAACAGGATTATTCTTTAACTTATTCATAACACTATTTATTATTATTCACCACCAAAAAGACGAGAGGCCAAAATTTCATCTTTAGTTTTATAAAATTTTGGTCTTACATCTGATGGATGAATTAATTTTTCGTAATAGTGTTCAGGATGCAGAGCCTTAACAGCTGGTAAAAAACCAAATAAAGTTATGGTTTCTGTATCTAAAGTCTGACCTCTAAAAAAACCCTGCCTCATATCGCTTAACTTTCTATCCCATTCTCTAACAAATTTTTCACATCTATTTACAAAACATTCTTCAGGATTGACACCTGTTAAAACACCAGTATGAGGACATACTCGTACTTTCTTTCCTGTTTTATTATGAAATTCAGCAGCACTAATTAATGCCTTTGAGGCCAACTCTGTTGAAGTTGTCATATAGACAATTTCATCTGTCTCGATATAATTATTCTTAGTTAACCATTGTCTTGGTAAGTTTGCTTGTGGCCAGTATCGAATTCCTGTATCTTTACCGAGTTGAGATATGATTCTATCGGTCATTACATATCTTTGACTTTCAGTAAATCTACCTTCACCACAAGAGTCAATAACCTTTTCTAAGACTATCTCTCTAAGATTGTCGTCATCCTTATTGAGACCATCAATGCCTTTACCAATAGCGTCTATAAAATAATTAACAACATCTTCCTTTTGAAGGTCACCTGCAGGATCGTGTCCTGAATTTGCTTTTAGACCAAAAATGCCTCTGCTAAGAGTGTTCTCAGACTCAAATAAATCAAAGATACAATTCTCAACATTTAAGTTGTCAATGATATCGACTCTTGTTCTTCCATCACCTGGTTCATACTGACCATCAGGTAATACAAATACAGCAGGTGGTATATTTTTCAATTTCCAACCGTACTCATTTATGTCTTGTTGAATTTCTCTATATTTAGGATTACCAGTTGCTCTAACTTTTTGAGAAGTCTTTGATGAAAAATCCCATTTTATATCAGAAAGGTTGATTATCTTCCTACCAACCCATCTAACACCTTTAGGTAATTTATTACCGTAAATGTGAGATTCAGTTTCTTTAATTATTGGTTGTAATTTAGGATTAGAGACTTTATTACTAAAATCTAAATGTTCTTGTGTGAACTTCTTTATAACGGTCAAGTCCACGGTCGCTCCGCTTTTTAATTTTTGCATTATATATCCTCATATTAAATTAATAATAGTAATAGATTTTCGTCTCTACTACTAAGGAAGTTGCCACCATTTGTGAGGGGCCCGAAGGCCCCTCTGGTATCATTTAAAACAGGTGGAGAGAATTACTCTTCTTCCGCAAGTTTGCTGAAGTAAGACAGCGTTTCATCATCATCAACGGAATCGTTTGACGAAGAAGCCGCTACTGCTTCTACTGATACCTCTGGCGTTTCTGATATGGAAGGTGGGGTAACCATATCTTCAACTGTGCCAGTACTTCTAGAACCTGTCAATACTTTATCAAGTTTGCTTTTCAGCTCATCATAAGACTTAAAGTTTGACGCCTCTAGAAATGGTTTTAACGGATATTGTTTAGTCCATATACCTTCAATAGACTCATCATTATCCGCAATAGGTTTTGTTGAATCAAATTCTGACTTATCATAGTTCCAGAATCCATCAACTTTTCTGATCTTCAATTTAAAGTCTGCACCTTCCCAAAAATCAAATGGGTTGATAGGTTTCTCATCTTCAAATTGAGGTTGCATTTTATCAGTAATCTTATCAAATATCTTTTTACCGAATTTGAATAGTTTTACTTGACCTTCGTTCTCAGGATGTTTAGGGTCTGAAACAATAAGAACATTAGCAAAGTAAGAGAGTTTTCTTTTTCTCTTACGAGCAATTTCTTTGTCTGCTTCGATACCTGAATTCCAGAGACGACTGTTCTCTTCACTAACAGGATCTTTTTGATTCATTGTTGTTAAAGAGTTCTCAATATACCAACCACCAGGGCCTTGAAATGCGTGTGACCACATTTTAACCCAAGGTAAATCTTCGTCTTTGACAGCAGGTAAAAATCTAAGAACGGCATAACCATTCCCAGTTTTATCTAGTTCTGGTTTCCAGAATCTATCATCAACATATGATTGTTTGGTGTTTGAGGATACACCACTAAGTTCTTTAGTGAGTGCGTCTAGGTTTGATCTTGACCTTTTTAAGGCCGCTATACTTGTATTCATTTATATATCTCCGTATGTTGTAAGTATTATTGTAAGTATTAATCTTATCCACTTTATTCATCATATAGTAGTATTTATAAGGATTTAATGTCTCCTCCATAAATAGTTTCGCCACTCTTGGTAACTACAAAATTACTTACCATAGTAGCATTTTTGTCAAGTTCATTTAAATCTCGACAAACTTTTATTATACCCTCTTTATCCTCTGAGGTTAGTATAATTCTTCTATTTCGTTCACTTTCTAATGTGTACATATTCTCTCCTTGTTAAATATGATTCTATTATAACACCTTTTTTAGAAAATGTCAAATATTAATCCTATCTAATTCATCAAAGAATTGCATATTACCCTTTAACCAATAATTGGTACCAATCATAAGTCTAGGTTCTTCAGACTCATTTGGTGTAGTACTATGTTGAACCCAACCTGGGAATATAACTATGTCTCCTGACATAACTGGTATTGTCCAATTGGTAGCATTCCACTCATTGAGTTCAGTATATTCAAATCCCATTCTATAATCTCGTTGCCAAGTACTTTTACCATCTGGTGCTTGTAGTATTAAATGACCTGTCTCTGCTCTTGGATAATAACATATAGAAAATATTGTATGGGCGTGATTGTGTATTGGGTGATTAGATCCTTTATGATTTACAGTTAGCCAACTAGATTGAATTTGTAATTCATTTTTACACATCATAATATTATCTCTAAAATTATGTGCTTGTTGATTGATAATTTCTTTAATTTTTTCTAATTTAAGATTGTCTAGAAAGTGACCTCTCTCTACAAACACATTAGCAGTTTTACTATTCTCAACTGATGAATTAATATAGTCATCAATATATTCTTTTGCTTCTGGTGTAAAGTTGCTGTAAGTATAATTTGTGTTTACCTTGTAAACAGGAACTCCCCACAAATTATTAAAGATTGTCATTCTTGACCTTCATCAACATTAAACGACTTATAAGGTTCTCTATTACCACCTTCTATGATATGTTTAATCATAACTTGTTTAGTAAGTCCTGTGGCACCAGCTTCATCATTAATCTTTTGTATCTTTTTTATCTTTTCTCTTAACCTATGAACCTCATTTTGTAGTTCTTGGTTATCGTGTTCAAAAGTATATATTGTTCTATCACCTATCATTTATTTTCCTCTTTATTATCATTTTCATCTTTGTTAAATTGTATCTTAGAAATGGTTTATAGTTCATCATTAATTTATATTTCTTAGGCCAGATAACATTTTCGTTTATTTGTTTATTAAACTGTTTTGTATAACCTAGAATATCATTTAAGATAATCATAGTTTCTAATGTTATCTTAGAGGCAAGAAATAACTTGACCAATGGTGGGTGTTGGCCTTCTTTGACTTTGAAAAGGTCGTCAAATTTGATTCCTTTCTCCTCAATGAATTCAAATAAAGTATCAATATCGCCTTGGAATACATAACTTAAACTCTCTATTCGTTTTCGCCATTTGTCATAATTTTCACTAGCAGTTTTTCCAATAACATCACCAATCCAAACATTATCACCATTAATGAATCCACTAACAAAATAATCAATGCAATCGTTATTGCTATAAGACCTCGACAACTTGTGAAAAAAATATCTATCACGCCTTTTAGTAAATGTTTTGAGTCTCGCTGTTGTCTTACCATTGTGCTTAAAGTAGTCATACGATTCTGAAGTGAAGTGAAGCTTGACTGCAAGGTAGATTTTATAGACATCAAATCCATCCATTCTATACGGGCAATCTGCCCATCCTCTCTTTCAATAATCTCAAATCCATTGCATTTACTTCTAGTTTTTCTTTTAATGATTTATTAATCATTTTACCCATACCTGTTGGGTCAATATCATTATCTTTACAATACATTAAGACTGCTTCCCAATGTGTAACCTTTTTATTTCTTACCATATTCTCGATAAGAAGTGCGAATTTATTAGGTGTTATTATTGCCATTGAAGTCCTGTATTGCCTCTTTTAGTTTAGGTATGTAGTCTTGTTTCTTCTTATGAAAGACTTGATTAAGACCTTGCTCGGTCACAATCAGAATAATAATATCTTCTATGTCAGTACCATATCGTTCTTTATACATTTCAGCATAAGCAGTACCTTGTATAAAATAGTTCTCGATCCACTCTTCTTTTTTTTCTCTAGTAGAAGTCTTGAAATCAATCACACATGGTTTGCCATCATAGTCAGCAATACAGTCAACTTGACCTGCAACTTTATATTCATCACTATATAAACTACCCTCTTGTATTTTGATATTATCAATCTTATCTAGTTCTTCTTTCATAACCGTAAATAAGGCAAGTGGTAAAACACCTGCGTCTGATAACTCTTCATTGTTAAGATACTGTTCAACTAATTTATGTACAGCAGTACCTCGTCTTGCGGCCTCGTTAGCAATATAGTTTGCTTTCTCTTCGCCAACTTTCTTTCGCCATGCAAGTATACCTTCTTTACCTCTTGGTGCAAGAATAGTAGTGATTGACGGATACTTCTCACCTGTTGGTGAAATATAGTATCTTCCGCCATTAATGTTTTCTGTTAATAGTTTTGGTAGATCATCAACTGGTTGATGTGTAAAGGACTTCATCCCTTTGGTCTTGAAGTAGTCTCTCAATTTACTCATAATGTATATTATAACAGGTTTTTAATCTTTTGTCAAGCCGTGAGTATAGTGTGTTTTTCCGTCAACTCTAGACGCTCTTAATACTTGTTTTCTATTATCGTGAAGTTTATAGGAACAATGTACCCAACCACTATTCGGGTCGCCGTCTTTATAAAACTCCAATATGATCTGGTCAAAGTCTAGATTGTCTATAATCCACTCTGTCAGTTCTTTATTGTCAATACCTGTTATTTCAAAATCTGCTGCCTGCCCTTGAGCGTGTTGAGAAGTTTTACTTGATCCTATCTCTTCACATAACTCGGGTGATCTATAACCAGAGGTGACTCTTACACCTTTTGCAAAATGATCTCTTACAGGTTGTAAAATTTTATCACATAAGAGTTTCATATTCTCTTTATGTGCGTCTGATGGTGTGTTATCTATACCTTTTGTTTCTGCGGTAGTAGATTTAGTCATTTCACTTAGACTAAAGTTTTTCGATAATTGCATTATTTACCTCTAGTTATTGCTACTATTTTTTTTAATTGTGATTCGATTACTGTTTTACGATTAGGCCAGTAAATGTAATTCTCTGGCGCCTTTGCTAATTTTAACATCAAAGGTATTACTAACTTTTCTAACTCAGTAAATTTACTTTTCATTTCTTTGCCAAGATTATCTTTTCTCAAATCGTATTCATCATCCATTTGTTTCTTAGCAATATCAAGTTCAGTCTCATTCTTCTCTTTAATCTCAGACTTAGCAGAATTAACTGCTGAATATATCTTGTCTAATTTACTCTCTAGTGCTTTTAAAGATCCGTCAGTTACCTTAGCAACTTCACTAGCAGCTGTCTTTGCAACTGCTTCAGTATCTTTTGTTTCACTAGGTTTTGAGTCAGTTGTGGTAAAACCCCAATCTAAATCGGTATCAAAACCATCTAAAAAATCTAAATCCATATTTGTTCCTTTGTTGGGCGAGTAGTAATTTATTCGCCTATCCCGGTGCCCTACTCGCCCCGGTGTTGTTGCCTTGTCGGATTGATTTACTCAACTTCTTATGTGCTAAAGCACGGTGTTGTAAATGTCTCGACAGCAACATAACTATTTATCTAATCTACGATCTTCCCGTACTTCTTTTTAATTTTTTCTAGTGCGGCCTTTGTCTTTGCTTCTTTTGCCCCTCTTTTTCTATATCTATCAGCAAGAGGACTATGTGGATGAGCGTCAGCAACTTTACCTAAAACCTCTTTAAATCCATCATCTATCTTACTATCTAATTGTCCGACACTACTCACTATACCAACACTTGTAGGTACTAGTTCTATATTCTTTTTCTTAGTAAATTTTTCCATTTCAGATATAGACATTAGGTCATCCCATTCTTCACCTGTTTGTTTATCTCTAAATGTATATAAGGGCATTATAGTTTAAATTGATCAAATGATATTCTACCATTTGGTTGTTTCCAAGTACCGTCTGTATTATAGTGATCAGGATGTTTACCTGTTTCTTTAAACTTATTTATAGTTTTTGTCAAAGCATATCCCTCTTCATTTTTCATATTCATAAATTTATTTAATACTATATTATCAGGATCTGCTTTATATAGTTCTATAGCAAGATAGTCTATCACTTTCTCATCCATAGATGTTTTTAAATGTTTACCCATTAGTGTACCTCCGTTGATGGCATTTCGATATCATAAGGTTTAACCGTATCAATATCATCTATTATATGTTCTAATAACATAACTACTTCCTCTTTAGTCATTAGAGTCATATAGCTTCTAAGTGCAACAGCAATAAGACAAGAACATACCATCTGAGGTGGTGTTCCTTTCTGTAGCATTCTACCAGCCAGGTCTAGTATATCTTCGTGTGCCTCTTCTACTGAAACCACTCTGGCTTTCGATCTTTCTTCCATGTTGCAAATCCTCTCTTATGTTTCATATAATATTGTCTGTATGCTGTTATAGAATCACCTACTACTTTTACCTCATCAGGCATAGCTTGTGGTGGTTCTGTAAACTTTTTATTAAGTGGTGCATTTTTAGGTATTTCTCTTAATACTTTTCTTAGTTTGTAATCTGTTAAATGTTGTTTGCCATATCTATATGTAAACTCATCACATAGGTGAGCCCACATTTGATACAACCACCAGTATTGATAAGCACTTTCTCTAACCCATACGGCACTAGGGTGATGTATATGACTTGCCTTATAAACTATTTGCTCTTTAGCAATATCTTCACACAGCCATCTTTTAACTCTTCTACCTGTTTTAGTTCTACCTTCATATTCTAGACCATCAAGCATTCTGTGTGCTGTTGACATTAATTGAGCATACTCGATAATCATTTTAACACAATGTTTATCTATATGCATTTCAGCACAAGTTTTGGGATCTTTATGTAAGTAAAATATATTCATCTCATCTTTCTGAAAACTTGCGACCAATGTTGACGCCATTTAGGATCATCGCCATAGTGTTTGAGTTCGTCTATTTTATTTCCCCATATTCTTTTCATATCAGGATCTTTTGCTTTACTTCGTGCCAAAGACAGTCTTGCTATTCGCTGTTTTTTTAATATATTTTTTTCTCTCGTCATAAGTGAGTCTGTGTGATATCTCTATTATATCAGGTCCTAGCGTATCTGTCAAGCGTTTAAAATCATCAGAAATCATATACTTACCAATATCTGCCAATTTCTCTGGCACAGCAAAACCAGTTTTATCGTTCTGATCATAGACATATAGTTCAGGACAGTTTGTTAGATACATTGTAATATCGCCTTTTTCATGTAGCAGTCTGGCTTCGCAATCAAACACAAAGTCATCACCACTCTTTATATTGGTATCATATTTTATTTGAGCACCTTTTCTAGAATATAATACAATACGATTTATACCATCACCAGTTATATCAATCGCAGTTTGTGTATTTTCTAAAAATGATCTGACTGTATCTACTGGTAGTTTTTCTAATTCTGGTCTCATTCTATCATCAAATAGTTTAGATGATCGCCACTCTTTCATAGTCATAAGTTCACCCATGAGCACTTCTTGATTAGTTAATGCTAAAATATCTATTGGGTGATGTTTCTCTACCATATTATTTAAAATTTCTATTGTGTTAGGATATATAAAATCATCGCCTTCAATTAAAAAAAGATAATCATAATCAGTCTGACTAAAATAATCTAATACAGTTTGTTTACCACCACTAGGCCATCCTGTCGACTCGGTACGAATATACCTAACGGGTTGTGTGCTACAAGTTGTCTCTACTTGTTTAGCATAATCATTATCTAAAGTATTACAAATTACAAGGCATTCAGTTTGTGATAAAACACTCTTTAAACATCTTTGAAATTTATCTATATCTCTACTTGTTAATATTGTTGTTAGTATTCTCATTAATTTAAATCCACTCCTTTTCTAAAAACTATTCTTGCAAGTCTAGTAAAAAATGGTGCTATAACTTTTTCTTTCTTATTCATATTTAATGCCTTTCTAGAAATATCTATCATAAAAACTAAACGGTTATAAGGCGTTTTATTTGTTGCGGTATGATATGTTTGATTATCAAATCCGAATGTTTCTGTCCAGTATACCTTATCAGCATTGACCTCTAAATATAGTTGATCTTTTTTATGTTCAGGTATGATAATAGGTATATGGCACCTTATGTATTCTGAGTGTATGTTCTCTAGTCCTTTATGTACAGATATGTAACCATTTGCAGTTAAGATAGAAAATGTAGCCTTGTTTATACAATCGCCATATCTGTCTGTAATCTTATCTAACATTTCTACTGTTTTAGGATAATGTAGTTTTACTAGATCATATGCTGATACTGTGCCGAATGTAATACCATCTATTTTTGCCTCTCTATCTACATAGTTATCCCAAGCCCACTTCTTATTATAATATAGTGGTCTCATTTTCCAGTTGCCTATCATAAATAAATGATCATTAAAATCTGTTTTATCCCACCAATTACCTTTAGTTATTTTACTTAGTATTTTTTTAAATTTAGAGTAAAAACTAACTTGCTCTTTCTCTTGTTTTTGAGTAAAATAATTATCGGGTAATTTTGAATTTTTTAAAAATTCATCTTTAATATCATATCTAAATGAGTTCATAAAATCACCTATACTACCTAAGTCATTCTGTAAGAATACATTACGCATTTATTTTGTCTCTCTTATATTTCATTATTATATGTGATTTTCTTGCCTTAATATCTAATGTCATATTAACACTAGCACTAGTAAATTGAACACCATCTATTTCTGGTAAAGATATATTTCTACTTACAGGTAATTGTCTTTTATTCATCTCAAGTTCTTTTACATTTTTATAATAGTCTGAGGTTTTTTTCTTTAATTCTTCACCAGTAGTATCAGGCCTAGGACTTTCGATATCTGCTAGATTTAATCTATACTTCTTATCACTTTTTCCCATCATATCTACCCACTCTAATTGAGGGTCAAATAGGTACTCAGAAAACATCCAAGTAGGAACTGTGCCATTTGCTAAGATAGTGCCATTCTTTTTTATCCAGTTCTGTGCGTCATCAATATCAAATCCCACATTGTTTATCCATCTCATAGGTACTCTTTTAGGAACCTCATCTTCTTTACCTTTAGGTGTGTTTATTTCAAGTGCCTTGTTAAAATATTTGTGAGATATAGTATCTGTTTGCCATAATCCTTTTTTATCCATCTCACCCATAATTTTGTATCCGTATTTACCAGGATCTTTTTCTATAAGAGATAGATTTGCTAATTCATACGCAATATGTTCATATTCACCTTGATAGATAGGCAGATTTAATGATAAAGTTCCTATAGCACAGAATCCATCTTGCCAGTGATTTTTTAACCATTCATTACCCTCATCTAAAGTTTTTGCTGTTTCATTAGGTAAACCAGCAATCAAACTAATATAACCAGCATAGAAACCATCTTTATTATTTTTAAATCCGTATTCTTTAAATTCTAAAAGACCATCTTTTAATCTACCTACTTCCATACCTTTACCTATCGACTTAGCTGCTGGGTGGTGTAAAGATTCAACACCGTAGAAATGACTCATAAAACCTAATTCAATATATGTATCCCAAGATTTTTTTCTACCTGCAATTAGATCGGCCCTACAATACCCACCGAATAGAGGTTGAAATGGAAGCGTCTTAATCACATCAGCATATTTTTGTAGTTTGGGATGATAGTCATTAACAGTTTCATCAGCCAGTAAATAATGTTTTACACCCCATTTTTCATAGTTCTCTACTAACTCTTTTTTTAAATCTTCAGGATCTCTACTATGATCTTCTCTAACACCTAAGATAGGATATGAACAGAAAGCACATTGAAATATACAACCTCTTGCCCACTCCGTAGGTAATACTTCCCATGGTTTTATGAAGTCTCTATCTTCATATGATATGCCTAAATCTTTTTTGGGAAATGCTGGGTAATGTTTTTGAGCGTTAATTATATTTCTCTTACCTACTTTATAATATTTAAGGTCACCTTTTTTACCATTTTTTAGATAGGTTAAAAGTTCGAGCATACCATACTCACCATAACCATACATATACCAATCTAAATTATATGGTAATAATTTATCAACAGACTGTGTGCCTCCTATGATATGGATGTGAGGGTACTTGTCTCTCACCCAATCAACAAATGACCATAAATGAAATGAAGATTGTTTAAATACTGTTGATATACATAAAAAGAATGTTTTGCTGTGATATCTAGATTTCCATAAATCTTTTAATTCTTCTAGTCGCCAACAATAAGCATAGTCAATCGCCTCAACATCAGCACCTTGCTCTCTTAAAAAACTTGCTATTTTATGAGCACCGTGAGACCTCATTATACCCACATATGCTTCTCTTTTTTCAGGTATCTTATCAACCAGCTGTATTAGATTACCATTGTAATCGTGTACGCACTCATCAATTACGAAATTTTGTAGTCCACCTATAATTAAACCATGTATATCTTTAAGATAAGTCATATTGCCCAAGTTTAGTTTTTATAATGTTAATCACTAACTTGGTATATTTAGGGTTGGTGGAAAAGCGATATAAATGAAGGGATAACTCTTCGGCAGATATATTAGGATTTTCTGCCCTAGCATTTCTTAGTTCTTCATATGCCCATACTTCATTAATAATACGAACATAGTCTCTTACGCTGGCACATTTACTAGAATATACTTTTACACCCCAGCCTGTCCATTCTTTCTTTGTTGCAGGTAACATCCATTTATCCGATTTATCAAAAGTTCTTATGCCGAATAAATTATTTGCCTCATCTGCAAATCTAGACTTGCCCCAGCCAGACTCTAATATTGCCTGAGCAACAATCATCTCTTTAGGTAATTGATAGTCTTTAGATACAGATTTATAAACATGGTCAATACAACTATCTAATGTAGAAACAAATTGCTCATTTGTATCTGAAAAGATATCGGGTTCTTCTAATGCCCCTCGTATATCATCTATGAAATCTTGATCTGGTTTAGGTATATCTATATTCTCGTCACCACAATCTATTTTTGTACAGATAAATTCTTTTTCAGACTCTTTTAATTCATCTGTATCGTTGTAAGACCATTGTAAAAGAAAAAATGTAATAAGTGTTATGATAACAGCAATCATAGCACTAGAAATATTTTGTTTCATATTAACCTCCGAATGTTATTACTAGAGCAACAAAAACTAAAGCAATTAATAGACAAAACATATCTTCGCCCATTAGGTCTTTTTTTCCCATAGGATCTTCTCCGTGCCTATTTAATTTTCGTTTACTCATTCGTGTTCGCCACCTTTGCCTCTTGTATGAATGCCGTCAACTTTTTTTCTTTGTACTTGTCTAAAATATATTGCTGTTAGTACAGTCATTGTAATAAACAAGGCATGAGCAATAGCAGATATACCAAAGGCATAGATACTCTCTATAATATAAATGCCAAACACAGCAGACCACATCCAAGCAAGTATTTGCATAGACATAAACTTAACTTGAAATGGTAAATCTTTAAGAGCATTTACTTTATCATTCATTATTAAATCATATTCTTTTTTCATAATATTCTCCTCAATTCTCTTTTTGTTTTCCATGGTTTACATTCATACCAGTATTCTGTTGCCTCATTTTGTGGTCCTTCAAATTGTACATTAGCAATTCTTTTAATTTTAATGTAACCTTTGACAAATAGACTCAAGGCAGCCTCATACTCTTTACACTCCTTATTAGGTCCATTGGTTTTCCTTCTAGGAGTTTTGTGTAAAGCTCTTCTACTATCTAATATATTGCGGACAAGTTTCCTCTCCGCGGCGTTAAGTTTATCCATGATATAAATTATGCAACTCGACTTAGTTCGAGTCCCATTCGTTGAAACTTATTTCTCCATTTATAAAATTTTCGATTGTGATTGCCAGTGTCACCTTGAATAGTGATCTGATAGTGATGTACCATTTCGTGTGCTAAAACATTTATAAAATGTTTCATGTTTTGATACTTTGGTGATAGTGTGATTTCAGTTATATCTAGATCGTCTGTATCATAACAATATTCGCCAAGAGCCCCTCTTAGTTTTCTTATATTGATGGTAGGCATATCTAGTTTGCCATTGAATATAGCGTAATTCAATATATTAAACATCATAATAGCATTCTTCTTAGTTGTCTTATAAGGCTTCTTATAGTCAACCCCCTTTAAGACTGTTGCCAATTTCTTATATCTTGCCATTCGTACCCACCTTTCTATGATTCTGTATAACTATTTATAGTATATCATAAAAAGATTGGTACTGCAAGCGTTAATCCTATTGAAAAACTGCGAAATTATACTGGATAAGATGGCTGTTTTTGCATAAAATTATCGTCCCAATGAAAAGCGTCTTTCACTAGATTCGCTGTAAGTCCTTTATAGACTTTATTCAGTTTCTTATTTACGACATTTACTAAAAATTCTGCTTCTTCGGCACATAGACCCTCTAATACTTGAATGAACATAGTCTCTCGTTTGTTTTGAGAAATTGTAGTATCTCCTCCTTTAACAAATCTAAACAATGTTCTAGCTTCTTGCATAAGAGCAGTATGCTCTGTGCCAATAGGGGCGTCATTTGGTGTGTATGGTACATTACCTTTAGGTAAATCCCATTCAACGGCAGGTGAAAATGCACCTTTTAAAACTTGTCTTAATGCCTGACAATCATTTTCTCTTAGTACTTTAAGTTTCTTTGATTTATCTTTGGCATTATTTACTTTCAAGCATATTTCACTCATTAGAGTAACCTGACCTGTGTCAGTCTCAAGTTTCTTTGCCATTAATTTTTTGGTTGTTTCGTTAGGTAGTTTGCTAACTCCTAGTATATCATCTGTACTTTGCATTTTTTATCTCCTTAACAGATTAAACTTTCATTTAAGTTTTAAGTTTTCAATAGTATTATTTATAAGAATCAGTCCGTTTCGGGTACAAATTCTATTTCAATCTCATCTTCTTCTTTATTTAGAATGGGTCTATAATTCAATTCAGTAACCTTTTCTCCATTCTGCAATATTTTTACCGTAGCAATCTTTTCTATTATTTCTTGTATTGGATGTTTTAAATCATGTTCTCTATATAAAGTTGATTTAATCATCTCAATTAAAATTGCCAAATCAGCAATAAATTCATTCTTTTGCATATCCGAGATATGTTCTTGTAGCACGGTAAGAATATCTATTGCTAAACTTTCTGATAATTGATCAGCAGTCCTTTTATCATTTAATAATTGTATTTTACTAATCTCTTCTTGAGACAGTTCTGGTTTCTTATTAAGATTTTTTAATAATCCTTTTCTAGGAAAATTTATAACTTCACCCATTATCTTTTTTTCTTATCTAATTCTTTTCTTATCCAAGCCTTTGCTTGCCAAGTTGATGGTTTTCTAGACATCAATCTTCTAATTACTTTAAACACAGCCGCATTTGTTTCATTATCATTATCTCTATTGTTATCAACTATAACAAAATTACTTAGGCCAAATAGTCTTTGAAATTTACCTATGTTTGCCTGAACGCCTTTCCAGTTTTTTTCAACAACTGGTTCTGCTACTTTTCTTGCTCTCTTTTCATTTCTTGCTAATGCAACATCTAAACTTGTATTAACAAATACCATAAAGTTATCATAACCTACACGATATGAGTCTCTATAATCATTCGCAAGTCTATCATAATCTCTTCCTGTGCCATCTATAACAATACCTAATCTATTTTGAATATGTAAATCCATTTGATTACCTGCTTTTCTCTTAGCAGTACCTCTCAGAGCGTCAAGAATACCACCTTCAATACCTCTTAAATCTAGACTTTGTCCTGCCTTCTTTAGTGAGTTAGTTAGGTAGTTATCACTATTAACTACTTTCATACCTGTACCTGCGAATAATCTTTTTTGAACATATGATTTACCTGAACCCGGACCACCTGCAAGAAAAAATGCCTTGAAGATATATGGGTCATAAACACCCTCGGTTATAAAATCGTCATATGATAGCATACTGCTATTTATAACATTCTATAGCGAGGATGTCATCTACTATAAACCCTAACTTTAAGAATAAGTGTATAGCACCATCAGTACTATGAGCCCTTATAGGTATGGGTAAATGGTGTTTATCTGTAATAAACTTGTACTTTTTTCGATTATCTTTAAATGGTATCGAAAAGAAGTTTGATTCTTTGAATGATGGAATCATACGAGATCCCCCTTAAAGTTTATCTTGCCTTCATTGACAAAATGCTCTTTAAGTTCATTAAAACCTCCTATAAGTTTATCATCAATCATAATTTGAGGAACAGTTCTAACAGGTTTGCCTATCTGTTTATGAAACTCCTCAATACCGATCTTTTCTACTTGTACTGTTTCGTATTCTAGGCCAAGAGACTCTAACAGTTTCTTGGCAGAATTACAATAAGAGCATACCGGTTGTGTATATACCTTTATGCTCATTATTCTACCTCAACATCAACAACTGGAGCAGACATATCTAAGACATCATTGACTGCTGTTTGAGCAAGATCGTCAACATCTGCAGCCAACTCAATCTCTCTACTTATCTCATCTTGAATATAAGAAAAGAGTGTGTTAGATTCTGTATGAGACCATCTAAGACCTACATAGATACGATAGTTTTGATCGGCAGTTATAAACACATCTTTTTCAAATTGCTCATAACCTACAACCTTAGTATCTTTAATTAGGTTAACGATAGTACTCTCTACCCTAGAGGCAACTTGTTTATTACCCTCTGCACCGAGTTCAGTAATATACATCTCTGCCTGTTTATTCATTTGACCTCTCATTTGATCGGCCAAGTCTGCCTTAGCAACTAGCATAGCTTTATCTATTGCCAACTGTAAGTCAGGACTAACAGCGGTACCGACACCGTAAATGAACTGATCAGCATCCCTATTAGTTATGAGACCTTGTTTAACATCATGGTCAAGATACCATTGTGGTACTTCAGTTAATACTTGTTTAACTGATCCCTCTGAGTTAAAAGACGCCTCTTGTTTAATGTTATGTGTACTACCACACGCTGCCAAAAATAATGACAATGCTGTAGCACCAATAACAAGTTTTGATTTAGAATCCATTTAATACCTCCTTAATGATATTGATTGATTCGCTACCTATTTCAGGATAGAAATACAATAGTATTGCCCCTAAAATAAATCCTGTTGTAAATTTAATCATTTGTTCCCTTCTGTTAAATTACATATTTTCTAATGCAAATAAAAAGAATAGTATTAAACCAGTCTCGAACATTTGCATTTTTTGTTCATCTTCCATAGTCCAAGTCTCTACATCATCTGGATTCTCACCAATCTTTTTGGTTTCATCACAGACTCTAGTTTCTTTTTTAGAAACTTCAACACCATCCTCAATGACAGTCTCGGTATAATATTTACATTCACCATATATAGGTCCTTCATTATCTAGCTGTTCTACAGCACTAACATAATTGGTCAACAATACAGTAACCAATATTAATGTCATAGCAAAATAAAATCTATTTAAGTTCATCTGCCTATATCCTTTACATCTGATTTATTAATGACTTGATATGCACCTTTATTATATGCAGGTGCAACTGTAAAGTTTTGACTCTCTTCTAGACGCCAGTTATTAACTGGTTTAGTGCCAGCAACTTTACCCATAGGTTTCTTAGGTGAATGGCGGACCGTACGGGGTTCGAACCCGTGGTCTCCTGATCGACAGTCAGGCGTGATAACCTCTTCACTAACGATCCGTGATTCACCTACTCGGTGACTTTTCAAAAACTTTTCGTGATCTTTAAGAGTTTGTATTCTCTCTTCAGTAAGAGGAATAGGTTTTCTCTTTGATCTTTGATATGTGTATATTATAGATCCCATTGTACATTCTGATAAACCCATAGTAACCATTCTATGGGTTCGTGTTGACTGCCGTATGGTGAGATATATAAAATACTCACAATCAATACGGCACTAATTACTAATGATAAAATTATACTACTCATCGTCCTTTGGATCTCTTTTAGCCATTTCAGCGAGTCTTTCTCTCTCTTCTCTAGCCGTGATACCTAATTTATCTTTAACATATTTCTGTGGATTCTTTTGAGACCACGCCTCAATCAAGTTTTCTATATTCTTGACTGTAATTTTATTACCTCTAAATTCTTGAGGATGTGTTTCTCTAAACACTTTTAATTCTTGCAACCATTTAACTTTCTTTGGTTTTGTTTTCTGCTGTGCAAATTCAGCATATAAGTTTTCTTTTATTGAATATATACCCATAATATTAGTTCTCTCCTTTTATTTTCTTTAGCATATCATTATTTGTTATATTTGTCAAGCGTTAATTTATACAGTATAACCAGAGGTTCCTGCCCAAGTTAAGTCTGGACTTTCATCGCCAATCTTATTTTTATTGGCATTTTCAAATTCATCCAATATCTTTTGGTATTTTTCTATCTTCTGGTCAATAGAGATATAGACAGACTCATTATTCTTAACTGCCCGTCTAATCTCTTTTAAATCATTTATTACTTCTATTATATCGTTCACTTATTACTCCTTTTGTTGTTGTCTGTTAGTGTATCTAAAACTGACTTGTCGGCCATATGGTTTACCAAGTATGTGGTTTCTAATACACTACCCACGGTCATTCTCCGAAGGCATAGATTTCTTGTCACCGTGGGTGACCTTACTCTCGGTGTTTTCGCCTTTTACATTTGTTATGGTTCCATATGCTCTTTCTAATCCTTTCTTGATTAAATCTAAACTATCTTCATTTGCCTGATATCTGATACCCACGCCACCTTTGGCAACCCATCTCTCTAGGTTCTTAGGTCTATCATCAATCAATATGTTTGGTATGCCAGTCTTTTTATCAACGGCATAAGATTCTTTTCTTTTGGTTACAATTATATCGTTTGGTTTGAAATTGTGTTTTTCTAACCACTTAGTTTTGTATTTCCTAGAGTTCTCTAAATCGTCTCTGAGCGGTGAAGTATTAATATACCAATCACCACCCGTATAAGACTTTACTAAATTAACTAATTTTTTAGCGAAAGGAAAAACTGGTAAGGTCTCAAAGAAGTTTGTACCTTGTAATTCTTTAATTGAAGTGTCAAGTGTAATTTCACCTTGATCTTTCCAATGGTGTACTTTTCTGAATTCTGCGAGAGCTGTAAAGAAGTCAGCGATCACGCCATCCATATCTACATATACTCTACTACTCATTTTAATATTCTGCCAACTACTATTATTGCCGTAATACATAATGTTATTAATGTTATAAATTCTATCATTACAGTTCTCCGAATTCTTCTTTGAACATCTGATAATAAGCGACTACCGCACAATAAGCGAAAAAGGCAGTCAATGTTAATGTTGTGTATAATAATATAGTCATTTAAGTCCTTGTTTTTCTTTGTTTATGTCTTTATTATATACTATTCCAAAGACTAAACAAGCACAAAATGGATTAAGTTTCGTTTAGAATCAATGACTTAGGATTTAATTTAAAGTGTTGCAAAAATACAACACTATTTTAGGGGGTTTTCTGACTGATATTTGCATATAAAGTACGAATCAGCGATGTCTGAGGCGGGTGAATTATATGTGCAATCTAACTCGCTCAGCAAGTCAAATCCAGCGGTTTCTCTAAATGCCTCTATCATACTCTCTTTATTAGAATTGCCCTTTCCTGTTGCATATTTCTTGACTGAGGAAGGGGCTATGAGTTCAAAAGGTATATCTAACTTATAGAATTTATACTTTAACATACCCATATTTTCTGCAATATGAAATGTCTTACCTTTACTGGCAAATGAGTAATCTTCTAATTTGACTAGTGGATATGGTACTTTGGCAATAGATTTAGGATAGTATGAGTGTATGATATCTATAACCCAATCAGCGATATTCTCATAGCGTTGTTGAGCTGTTAGATACCCTTTGTGTAGAGTGCCAGTTATATTTGGTCTAAATGTACCTTCATATTTTTTCTTGTCTGTTAAATAGTAGAAATCTTCAGCGTGTTCTGTTTCTACACATACAGCAGGACAAGATAATGAATAGTCAATACCAATTGATTTAATCGTCATCATTTGAATCGTGAAAAGATATATCGTTTAGATATTCTTCATCAGACTCTTCTCTTTCCCAACCACAAAAAGGACAGTAGATAGGAACATAATGTTCTTTGTCCATTTCATGGTTAATTTTATACTCTGCCGAGCAGTTATCGCACTTAAGCATTAGCAGCGATTTCTGTTGGGGCAGGAACAGAAGTGATATCTACAATCTCACAAGAGCCTGCTGTACAAGCAAGTTCTTGAGTGCCGGTTGTATTATCTTCGGCCTCGTATTTCTTCAACTCTTCAAAATTAACAACTTTAGGCATTAACTTTTTAAGTTCGTCATACTTTTCTTTATCAATATCTTGATAAGGAGCTTGTTGATATGTGTGGTCAGAATGTGGTAAGAAACTTACGCCTGATACTTCGTCAAAGTGTTTGTATACCCAGGCGCCAACTTCCATCCATTCAGCGTCTCTTACTGATACTGTACAAGATGGTTTATGTTCACACCAATATCTTTGATATTTGAGCCAAGTTTCTAATTGTTGAATGGCATTATACTCATTTCTAGTTACCGCACCTTTAGGTGAAGCAGTAGGGAATGAAAACACACTAACTGAAGTAGGATTCATTACATCTGGTTCGTGTGGTATGCCTTGATCTTTCATCATCTCAGTTAGAGGGTCTTTATTATCGCCTCGTACAGTTCTTACATAGTATTCAGAATGTCTAGTGTGAATGCCTGAAGCACTATCAACTAATTGACTGACTGTACCAGAAGGTTTAATACAAGTAGTAGCAGCAGATTGAGGTATTTTAAGTTTCTTAGCAAGTTCTTTATTGGTTACAACTGACATTTCTCTCATACTTCTTAGTAATTCTTCGTCTGCCTTAATTGTAAGTTTATTATCCATAATACCTGTGAGTGATACACCGAGTAATCTCTCTTCTTCAGTATTTTGTCTCCATATTTTTCTTAGATATTTGATATCAACTAGTGTAGATTGATATGTACCTAATGTGGCCGCAACTTTAACTTTTCTTTTTAGGTCATCTGCATTATCTGTAGCACGAATAACAACCTCAGTTAGATTACAGAATTGATATGGCCTTAATATGATTTCTGAGCAAGGATTAGTTCCGAAGTCATGGTCAGGATCTCTACGACCATTCTCAGCAACTTTCTTCTTCGCCGCTTCACGATTAAAGATACCTCTCTCACCTGATTTAGAATCGAATAGTGCTTTCCATTCGTGCATAAACAATCCAATATCAGGTGTTCTAGTATAACAAGCACTATTGTTAGATAATGCTCTTTGTGGATTATTTTGCCACCAGTTTCCCATTTTTGCTTTACGAACACCATCATCTTGAATATTACTTAATGAGATTAGTGCTGATCTTCTTACGCCACCAACGACAACTACTTCACCAATTTTACATACAATATCGTGTGCTTCTAAACAATCTAATTTTCTACCTACAGCGTCTCTAAATGTATTAATAGTGAAGTCAAATAAATTTACTAATGGTTGAGGACCTGAAGCACGACCACCAAATGTTTTAAGTCTTGCACCTGCAGGTCTTACCTTTGATACATCAATCTTAGGAATTTGACCAGAGTACAACATAGCAATTAATTCTTTATAAGATTTTGCCCATCCTGTTTTACTATCTTCTACCACAATTACTGTATCAGTATGTTCAATAGACTCTGCAATCACAGGTAGTTTGGATACATTATCTCTCTCTACTGAAAATCCTACACCTGTGCCACATAATAGTATGTACATAACTTCGTCAAACGATCTTACATTATCAATCGGAATATAACTACAATTATAACCAGCAGTATGATCTCGCTCTAAAGCAGGACCAGCAGTCATCAATGCTCTCATAGAAGGCATTACACCTAAAGTTAATACCTCATTTTCTAACTCTTCTCTATTTGGGATTTTATAATTATGTTTATCTTTAAGGTGTTTTTCCATAAAGTCAAAATATCTACCTACTGTTTCGGGCCATGATTCTCTTTTTTTATCTTCGTCTATGAATCTAGCATATCTAGATTTGTGTATGTATTGCTGATAGCTCGTGGGTAGATGGTTGTCCATAGGGTTATATCCTTTTCCAGTTGTTTATTGATTGAAGGGCCGAGAGTCCCTTTTGCGTGTTATTATATATAAGTCGAGATACCTCACCAACATCTTTTTTGTGAATAACCATGTCGTTAATATCTTTATATTTCAACGATTGTGGAAATATTACCACTTTATAATTTTTGTTCACAGCGTCAATCATTCGGTTGACTATTTGCTCATTACGAGGTTCATTATCAAATATCATTGTGCATTGATCAGCAGGTATTTTAAGTGCGACATCTGCCCCAGCCATAGCAATACAGTTATCTAGGAATAAACTATCAATAGGACCTTCTACAATATTTACAGGTTTATTTAGATCAAGTCTATCTAGACCATAAATCTTTTCTTTACTTTCATCTAGTTTGATGGTAATATATTTAGGTTCTTCTCTACCAAATGCACGACCTTGAAATGCAAAAAATTTACCTGATCTGTCATAAAATGGTATGATGACTCTAGGGTGATCGTTCTTTGTAGGTAATTTTTTAGGTATAATACTATTGACCCATTTATAAAACTTATCACAAAAATAAAACTTATCTAAATGTTCTTCAGGTATCTTTCTTCTAGTAATAAAGTCATATGCAGGATGCTCTTCATTTAATTTATCATATCTAATAAGTTTTTTTAATGCATTATTTTCTTCAAACTTTATAGGTTTCTGCTTGAAGTCTGGTACGGCTACAGGTTTACTATCTTTATACCTCTCTAATACATATTCTTTAAATAATCTTTCATCTACAAATTTTATAAAGTTACCTAGTGATTGACCAACACCGCAGTTGTGGCATTTAAAGAATAAATTATTCTTCTTCTCATAAACAAATCCTCTAGATTTGGTTTTAGATTTTTTACTATCGCCACAATGTGGACATCTAAAATTCCAAAGACCAGGTTTCTTTTGTTTGAAGTTTGGTAATCTATTTGATAGTTGATTTAAAAATTTGGTATCTATATAAGACGACATAGATATATTATACAATATTACATCATGGAAGTCAACATATTTGCCATAGGAGTAAAAGATATTCCTAAAGCACAAGCCACGCCTACCATAATCCATTTTGTCTTTTCTAATTGGTGTAATTTATCATTGAAATACTGACGCATTTCTTTTGTTTCATCAGTTATTCTGCCGTGTAAAGTCTGTATATCTTCTCTGATGGTCTCTTGTCTATTTTCCATAATAGACTGTATCTCTACATCTGATTCTTCAGCACGGACTATTCTTTCTTCATGTACTGCTAACATAGACTTAATGCCAGATTGAATATCTGTAAGTTTATCTATAGCACTATCAAGTCTATCGTGAATATCTGCGGATGTAGCATTCTGTTCTTTTAAAACAGCTACATCTTGTACTAGTTTTTGTAATTGATCTGACATTATTCTTCCTCTGATTCGTAGTATTCTTTATAAGCAATAATAATTTCTCTTTGAGCAATAATATGTTCTCTCAAGTCGCCATAATTCATAGACAATGCTTTATAACCTTCGTCTGTTAGGGCAAACAACACAGGTTTTTTGCCATCTGAAGTAAGTCTTTCAAAAACTTCTTTGTAGTTATCTTTATTTATAACAATAAATTCTAGATCATTCGTATCCAAAGGTGAAGGTAATTCCAAATTGAGCGGAGTTTTTTTTACACCGACCTTGTATGTTTCTATTTGTTTAACACCAGAGCAACCTACAAGTAATAATATTATAAATGTACTAATCAGCAGTCTCATTTAATTTCCCCTTAATAATTTCTGGACATTGTTTATTGTCTTTATCTTCTTCAGTTATTTCACCGCCTGTTGATATCTCGATACATCTGTTTACATCTGCAACAGCATTATTAATTGTCTCTGCTGTTCTATCTGGATCTTGCATACCCCAAGTTTCAATATCATATTTAGCAAACTTCTTTGTAAGTTCTTCATTATCGGCACGAGCAGCGTCTAGTCTCTCTTCTAGTTCTTTTGACTTCTCTATTATAAACTGATACTCCATCTCTTTAACTTCAAGTAGTTCTTGCTGTTCTTGTACAGCAGTTTCTAATTTTTCCTGATTGGCTTTAAGTATGGCATTGTCTGCCTTGAGTTTATACACATAGGCAAACCCACCAGCAGCACCTAGTGCCACTAGCATATATACAATCAGTTTTATTTTGAACACTATTCTACTATCCTTTTGATTCTCATTCTACCCATATCATTCTCTAGTTCTGCCTTTATTTCTTTACATTGAATATAAATGCCTTCTTGTTCCTCACCAATAGAACGGGCAACGACTCTCTTTTGTTTTAAGCAATCAGTCATACCCTCAGTCGGAACATACTCTATTGTAGTTCCATTTTGAATCATAAGCATAGCGAATACTAATTCTACTACCATTAATGCGTTCCGTTCTTTTGCTCCAAATCAATTAATCTTTCTTCGTGAAACTGTATTACCATATCGTTCTTTAAGATCATAGGTATTTCTTCTTCCATCTGACTTTTAAGTTTGTCCACATTACCACCTAGATACTCAACGAGCATAAACAACTCTTGTATCTGTGGCGAAACCATATCGCCTTTAGGCACGCCATCAATAAATTCTGACGCAGCAATTAGGTCTTGTTGCATTAGTTGAAAGTTAGTTTCAATTTTATTTAATCGCTCAATCACCCCAAAGTATGCCATAGTTCCTATAGCAACAGCACCTATGATAGCGATTAAGTTTCTCATAGGCATTGAGATAGATGTATTATCTGATATTTTCATTATCTATTTCTCCAGTTTTTTAATTCTCTTTTCAAGTTCGTCAATCTTTTTGGTTACATAAGGATACTTTTTTCTCCATGCATCCTCAGGTTGTTGTAACCAGGTCCAACCCCAACGATCAACAAGATAGTCCACGATCATATCAAACTTAGCATATAACCATAGACCTAATCTTGTCGATTTAAAGTATGTTGAAAATGCAAGACCGAATAGCGAACCAACAAGTGCTGTATAAATCCACAGTCTGTCATCTGCCATTCTTTCTATCATATCCCACATTAGTTCATTTCCTTTTGTTTACATAACTTATAGTATGTGTTAATATTATGGTCACTAAACGAGTCAAATGAAAATGTTAGTATACCTTTTATTGTACCACCAAACCAGTGTGTCAACATATAAAAGAACCCTGGTTGATCTTTATGGTCACCATTAGAATTAAAATATATAAACTTACCGTTATGTTTAAATCCTAACCACGCAGGTGGTATTCTGGTTACTAAGTCATTATTATTTCTGAAACGATAGTGTTTAAACTTTTGACATTTATTCCACTTACCATTACCCACTCTAGGCGATCCGTATGTATATAAAACTACATCTGGATTATCTAATCTACCTGCAACTAAAGTAGCAAGAGCAGCACCTAGGCTATGACCTGTTATGTATATTTGTTTTTTATTAGTTTCACACTCTTTCATATATTTTACGACATCTTCCCAGACATCATTCAGAGCATATTTGAAACCTCTATGTACTTTACCTTCCGACTTACCATCAATACTTTTAGATTGCACTTTTTTGATATCTAAGTCTGCTTTGATATCTTGCCATTGTGTAGGTTCTGTCCCTCTAAAAACTAATATAAAATTATTATCGCCATTTAAAGCATATGCTTGTGTGCCACCAAAGTCAAAGAATTTTACAGTCCAAGATTTAGTTGTTATCTCGTCTTTGAATCTAGTTTGATCTAAATAGCATTTCTCAGACAACCGTGCCATAAAGGCAGCGGTTGCCCAAGTAAAGTCGGATGATAATTCTTTTAGTTTATTATCATCCATTTAATTATTCTCCTTTAACAAGAGTGAAGATACCATATGCTAAACCAGCCCAAGCGGCCCATTTAGCGATACCCCCAAATAAAATTACAAAAATGCAAATTGCGATTAGAGTGGCTCCGTCAAGTGAAGTCCTCTCTGTTAATCTTCCTTTAATCCAATCTATCATTTTTTTCCTTTCCTCTTTGGTTTTTTGATATGCGACTTGGCAGTCGGCTTCTCATCAGGGTTGTCTTTATTTTGTTGATGACGGGTCGTTGGTACATAAGTGCCTAAACCATACTGACCTATACCCCTATATGAATACATTAATTCTTTTATCTTTTGAAACTTTGTTTTCTCTGGTTCAATTTCTTCATAAGTTTTAATCTCATCAATTTTGTTTAGTATCTTTCTACCTAGACCTGTTTTCATCCAATCTTTTTTCTTTGTCTTTTTTCTAACCACTACTGTTGAACTATCATCTCCCGTGCCAGGAACTGCTGTACCTGTAGCATTTGCTGGGGCATCCTCTTTCTGCATTTCTTTTGTTTTCTTTTTCATCTGTTCAATATATCTTCTATACACAGCAGCCTCTGCCATCTTACCCATTTCTTTTGCTCTTTGTTCCATAGCAACTGCGGCCTGTATTTTATGAGCGTGTTTCTTACCAGAGTTCTTTATTTTATTAACACTTGCTCTCGCTGTCTTTACATCTTTAAATCCTAAACCGTGTATTGTACCTTTAGGATTTTCATCTGTATATAAATCTGAATGTTTATCTGATTTGGCAGGTTGACCTTTTTTTCTAGGTATGCGTGGTTCTTCCCATAATGCTCTAGTTTTCACTTCTAATATCCTCCGAAGTTATATAGAGACCTGTACCATTTACCTCTACTGGATATACTTCATAACCTAGTATAGTATCAAAAACAGGAATATCTTTCTTGAAATTTATTTTAGTGCCTTCAGATACGATAACATCACCTTCAACATCATATAGGTCATTTATAATAGTATATGTACCAGCAGTTATAGGTTCATTTATTATTGTTGTTTCAGATATTGTATCAAACTTATATCCTTCGTTTTTTAAATATCTATAAATTTCTTTTTCATAGACATCTGAATTATTATAAGTCTCTTTTAATAAAGCAACAGCAGCGGCAGCATAAGTTCCTAATCTACCACCTAGACCTACTTTCTTTAGTATTCTTTTAAAGTTAAATACTAGTCTATGTAATAATGTATAGGATGTTTTCTCTCTACCTATTCTTAGACTTCTTGCTTTTCTTAGTACCTTACCATCTTTATCAATAATGCCATACTTAAAAGCGTCTTGTTTTTCAAAAGGCGTTGTAAGTAGTCTAAGAAAACGATAGGTAACAAATAAATCAATCGCTCTGTTTTCTTTTAATTCTTGCATTAAATATTCTCCAACTCTTCTAATAATACTTTATGCACAGGTAAATGTGTCATATCATTTTCTGGCATAAAATTTAAGAATACTAGAAATGTTTTTAATAACGGCCAGTATTCCTTCTCTACTTTAAAAAATAACATTGTTGTAGCAGCGTCAACACCAAACACATTAGTTAATATAATAATGTGATTGATAATTAATCTAGTTCTCAAGTCTCCAGTTGCAGTATATTTTCTAAATAATCGCTTTATATATTTAAAGCGTTTCATATCATCTAGAAACTCTGCTTGACCTACACACGATGGATTGTCATAGTGCTTGGCCGCAAATAGCATTATATTGCTACTGGTCAATTTCTTAAAGTTCATAACAAAAAAGAGTTTATTATTTTATACTAGCGTATACCTTGTACATTCCAGTAGGAATTTGCTCATATTTAATGGTCATATTAAATTTTTGCAGTTCACCTTCGGTAACATCTTCTGGTTTTTCAGCACCAGTCTTGCCGTAATGAGGAACTTTTACAACCTCTACCGTATGAGAACCAGATTGACCCTCAGACGCAGGTACTTTAAAGTTAGCACCCATACTAGCAAGTTTGTTATAAATTTGATGAACACCAGCATCTGGATTCATAAATTCTCTTTCTGAAATAGAACCAAGATATGCACCGATTACTTGCATAGACTTTTCTGAACCATCAAAGAAATTAACATCATTTTTATCACCGTAGTGTTGTATGTTGCCTTCGTCAATGTGTTGCTTAAACGATTTCATCTTTTTTATCCTCTTTCTTAGGTTTCTTTTTTTCTTCCATCTTATTAGGATTTACCTCTAAAACTTCAGAAATTACTTCGTCTTTTTTAGGTTCTGATTGCACTTTGTAAGGAACACCACCAGCACCCATTCTGATATTATCAGCCATTAGTTTCTCCTTCTTGAGCAACATCTTCAATTTTTTCATCATTGTAAGTTTGTTCGCTCTGTTCTTTTTCTAATTCAGCCAAAAATAAGTTTACTTGTTGAAGGGCACCTGATAATGCTTTTAAATTATCTTGTGCTTTAATAAGATCAGTATTACCTTTTTGTAATCCTTCAGTTAGTTCTTCTCTTCTTGCCTCTAGTTTCTCTTTTGATATAGACATAATATTTTCCTTTCAATTCAATTATGCAAAAGTCACTCCGTTAGAACCTAAAACGATCCAACTAGAATTAACATAACAAAGTTGTACAGTATCACCAACATCATTAAAAGTAATTGTTGTATTACTTCCTGCGAGTGTTGATGGTGTTAAGGTGACATCGCCACCGTCTGTAATCATTGTAATTATTTTAATTTGTCCTACAGCGCCAGCAGCGAGTGTTATAGCATATGCACCTGTACTTGCGAGTGTGGTTACAGCAGTTGTCAAGTTCACAGCACCTGTTGAAGTTAGTGCCTGTGGTGTACTATCGAATGCCAACCATGTAGGGAAATTATTGAATAAACTTGAAATGCTTATTTTTTTATTAACTGGTGTACCTGATGGATCATCTATCACATGAAGTAGATCCTCAGCAGCAATTCCAGTTCCTAAATCCGTTAGGGCGGTTATCTTTTTATCAGCCATTATTTTCTCCTATAATTCCAATTTAATGGTAAACTACTCTAGGCATACTACCTAGACCACGGTGAGGGAGTAGCATCCCTCCCTCACAATATATTTATATTACTACGAACCAACAGTTATAGTTCCAGCAGCAGTACCTTGAGCAGCAGATATTGCAACAGCTGAATCAGTTGTTGTACCTGCGTCTTTAATTGTACCACCATTCTTATCGACATTTTGAGCACCAATTGATAACACATCAGTCGCATTAACAGCAGCATTTCCTACTGTTGTTGAGAATGTTAGTGAATCATTAGTGACCGGTAAAGTACCGTCCATTGTCAATGTTATGCTGGATGATCCGCCTGATCCCGTTTGGTCATTTGAAACAACCATTAGAGGTGAAGCGGTAGCAACGGTTACCTGCTCGTTATAGTGTACTATTACTTTTAGTACTGAACCACCTGCACCCGATACGGTTTGTCCAACCTCAAAGTTTACAGCGTCAATAGTAGCAGCACCTAAATTTGTAGATAGGTCTCCAATTGCAACTAGAACTTCTGGTGTAGCACTTGTATTGTCGTTTCCGCTATCAGCCGTACCTGCTTGTTTAACCCAACCTGAAGCGTTTGCAAAAACATCTTTCTTCTCGGCAGTGGTTAAGTTCTTAGGTTTCGACTCATCGGAAGTACTTGCTCCCCATAATCCCATTTTAACTCTCCTTATTAATAAGTTTTTTAGTTATATAACTAGTACTATTTATAAGATTTTTTGACTGTGTGGAAATTAATTAGATGAAGCTTGGGCATCTCCGCCAGCAGATGGCGATATGTCCATCTTTGGATCTATCTCAATCTTAGTCTTATCTTTAGATAATTTCATCTCTTTTTTCTTTTTATCTGGTAAAATCTTTTGAATGTCTGAAATATCTAACTTTTTCTTTAAGTCTTTGAATGTTAAGACCTCACTTTCATCTTCTTTTTTTGCAATATTTGTTGCCTCTTTGATTTCATAATCTTTTGTTGCTTTAATAAGTTTCTTGATTATCTTTTGAGCTGTTTCTACTGAACTTATAACTTTAGATTGTTTTGTATATTCATCGTGGTCTGCTGAATCATCTGACATATATTCTATTTCACCATCTAATTCATCAAATAGGTCTAGATCATCTTCATCTCCGACTTCAGCAAAATCTCTAATATCACCGATCACTTCTCTAGTATTTTTCAGAGCGTCTATGACTTCAGGATTAAATCCCTTTGAAGTCTTGTCAGAATTAACAGACTTTTTAAGCATATCAAAAGTTGCGTTTAAATCAGATAAGAATGGTTGAACCTCATCATATTCAGTATCAGTCATCATACCAATAGCTTCGTTAGACTTCTTTGCCATCTCTACTGCCTGATCAGGTTTACCTGAATACTTTGCTACTATTTTTCTAAATCCTGCTTCGGCCTCTTCTGGTTCCATTTCTGCAACATAAGATCCTACTTCATCTTCAATTTCTAAAGCAAGATCATCTAATCCTTGTTCTCTAGCCTTATCGCAAACATCGGTCACCGACATTTCATTTTCAAAGTCTATTTCTAAATCATCTAGTTTACCTTTTTCTAAATCAGATACAAACTTTCTTGCCTTCAGATCAACACTTTCTGGTGACTTATCATCATCAGAGTCTTTAGATTTCTTATCAGATTTTTTATCATCAGCACCTTTAACTGGTTGAAGTTTACCGCCCATAGATTTATGAGTGACCTTACCATCTTTACCATATCTACCGAAGTTCATATAGTCTAATCCTAATGCCTTTGCCTGATCAGATACATCTTCCATCATAAAATGCTCTTTAGCCATTTGCATTATTTTTTTGCCTGTCATTTTCACTTTATCATCAGCCTTTCTTGCGTCCTTTTTAAGTTTAAGAATGGCCTGTGCAAGACCAACTTTAAGAGGAACTTCACCAGTATCTGGGTTAGGAATAGGTGCAGATTTATCTTGACTAGCAGTCGCAGCCTTTTTTTCTAATTCTTCTTTTTCTTTTGTTAGTTTTTCTATCTCTGCTTTTAGTTTTACAACTTCTTCAACATCTTCATTTATATCTTCTTTAAAGTCTGTCCACTTCATACCTCTATTGATTACTAATTCAGATTTAGCAGTAGAGGTCACAAATGGTATACTTGCCTGTGCGAGTTTATTTAATTGATCTTTTGACATTCTCTTTATCATACCCATCATTTTATTTAGTTGATCGGGTGACATTCTTTTACCTCGTAGAGGTGCATATTCTTTTTCTAATGTTTTGATTTGAGCAGCTGTAAATTCATTTAATACTTCTTCACCATACATCTTTTTAAACTTCTTAGTAAATGTTGATGGTTCAGTTTTTGCTGTTTTATCACCTGGTGCAGCCTTATAATCGTCATCATCATCTGACTTTTTATAATCAGGTCTATTCTTGAAAAAGTCTGCCCTTTTCTTTTTAGTATCTTTCTTTAGGTCTTTGTAATATTTTTTAGGTTGTGTACCTTTTACTTTCTTAACATCTTTATCTTGTGGTTGTGCGTCTAAATCTTCTAGTTTTGTAATTGAATCAACTTTACCACCATCTTTTTTTACTTTAGCAGCAAAAGCGTCTGCTTGTTGTTTAGTTGCAAAGTGATCTATATTTTTGATAGGTGTGTCTTTCTTTTGAGAATTTACTTGATAGTCGCCTCTTCTAGGTGCTCTTTCTTGTAATTCTAAGTCCTCTGCCTTTTGACCGTGTTTCATTTTAAATGGATTAATAAAGTCACCAGTTTTGATTGCCTTATCAAGTGCCTTTTTCATTAAAGTATTTGTTTGACCAATACCTAAATATCTTCTATTACCTTGTCTATCAAACCAACCTTGTTTCTTTGTGTCATATCTAACATCTAAGTTTTCATTTAAGTTTAATGCTTTAAAGTCGTAGTCTTTATCTTCAGTAGGCACACAGTTAGGTACCATTTTGCCACCCTTCTTTTTCATACCTACTTGTTTAAATCCTGTCCAACACGCTTCAGGTAAATCTTTTTCTTCAATATTATACTTCTTTCTAAGTCCATCAAAACCACCAGCGTCTTTTACCATCTTATCGAATACTGCTTGTGATTTAGGATTTATGAAGTTGCCATCTTTGTCAAATAGTTTTTTAAGATGAGGTGGTAATTGAGGTCTCGCTTTATCAAAAGATATATGTTTCATCTTTTCTTCTAGTTCTACATCTTCATTTTTGATTTTGTCAGCAATATCGTGTGCTTTTTTAATTGTAGATTTTTTCAATGGTGGTTCGTCACCAGTTGATTTCATCGCCGCTGACATACCGATTGCATATGGATTATCTTTCTGTTCAGCCATTTCATAACCTTTTGCCTTATATTTTTTAAGATCAGATTTATCTATGACAATAACTTTACCACCTTTGTGTACCATTGTTTCTTTATCTTTATCTTTTAATTGTCTGGCTTCACCTAATACAGATTTAACTGCCTTTACATCTAACTTTAATGCCTTTGCAATTTCTTCAGCAGACTTACCGCCTTTAGACATTCTATCAATCTCAGACATTTTACTTTCTTCTAAAGAAGAACACATACATTCTTCGCCACCGCAACTTTCACATACTCTGCCTATTTCTGGAGTTGAACATTGACACTCTCCGTCAATGCAAGTAGGACATCCAGGATCAAATCCCTCAGCTGCTCTGACTTTTTTAGCAAGGTCTTTATCTGCACCACCCCAAGTTCCTGATGACTTGGTTACAAAACTATTTACTCTTGCCAATGCCCATTGTATCTGAGTTGCCCCAGGTCTATGACCACCTTTCCATGCAGCCATACCTCTATCGTAAACCTTTTTAAGTATACCGTAAGGCATACCAGTTTTCTTTGCCTTATTCTTAACTGCTGTGATTGTTTCGTCTAATTGATTTTGTCTAATCTCATCTAAAAGTTGACGAGTGGTTTTTGAATATTTACTTTTCATTAGTTGTCCACCTTTGCTCCTGCACGCCATTGAAAACAAGACCAATATCGTGCTTTTGTTTTAGGTCCTGGGTTATCGCAATTATGTCTAGCCCTAAATGATTTTCTTCTTTCAGGACTATCTCTCTTGATAGACATATTTGGGTCACCAAATGTTACCTTTTTAACTTTATCTCCGTCTTTAACATAGACTGCAAACTTTTTTGGGCCGTCAGGTGTTCTCATTGGGTCATTTAATTTGACCTTTTTACCTTGATGTTCAGCCTCAGTAAGTTCGTGAGGTAATATTCCCCACTCATTTGCTTCTTTTATGTAGTCTTTAAATTTCATATTAATCCATTACGCACCTAAAGTTATTTATCTCTATATCAAGTTCTTCATAATCTATGTTATCAGGAACAATGAATAGGCATTGACGGCCACACTCTTCTTCCCTTTTAACAAACTTCTCTACAATATGATACACAGGATAATTTATATAATCATCAAATATTATTTTTGTTCCTGTGTCAGCATATTTAAGTGATGAAAGAAAACAACAAACTCTAAATCTTCCATCAACTAATACTGTGTCTGGTTTATTATCTTGCCAGATCCAATCAGTATATTCTACAAACTTATCTCTAAACTCATAACTTTCAGGTCTACCCCAGCCAGTTATGGGTCCTACATTAATATAGTGAACACTATCGTATTTTTTTGCAATTTCTTCTACCGTTTCTACTGACTTAACAATAGCATTTGTATTTTCTAATACCCACTTTGTAGAATTACCACAACCATATTCACCATATATTTTTGTATCAGATAAAATCTCTTTAAATAATCTGTCATCACCATCGAATATGACACCTTTATCAATGTCTTTTCGCCAAGTATTCATATAGTTTTTATCAAACAATATATGACCTGACGATAATTCAACAGGTTGAGGTGCGTTTTCAATCGCCCTCTTAATATCAGATTTCATCTAACATTCTCGCAACAGACTTTTTAAGTTCTGATTTCCATGATCTCTTATATCGTTCCTTATATTTATCTATTGTACCTTCTTCATCTGCCCACTTTTCTATATCTTCTTTATTAATTTGATTCGTGGTTTTTCTATAATTTTTAATGTTTTGACCTGGTGTCAATTCAAAGGCGTGTTTTGCATACTCTATTGTGCCTATACCATATGACTCAGGTAATATTTTTAATGATTGTAATATATTTTGAAACTCTCTAGGACCTATGCCTATTTGTTGAGCGATATCGGCTGCAAGATCAAACTTATCTTTCGCAGCCGACATCCTTTTCTTAAATATATTGATACCGTATCTCACTTTACCACGATCTACGGTCATACCTTTTAGTATGTCTAGTAATTTACTTCCAGAAAAAAATTCTAGTTCCAACTCCTCGATGAATTTACTAGCTGTTTCATCTTCGTTCTTCGATATCTCCTGTCTTTCTGCTTTCGTATCCTCATCCAGGTCGGCAAGTAGTCTATCAAGTTCGTCTGTATCTTGGTCCGTTGTTGATTGTAATTCTTCCACGGATGCGGATGTGAGATTTGATGATTCACTAGTTTGTTTAGCTGGTTGATTTGTTTGATTGTTAGCATTAAGATTCTCCTTAGTTGATTCTACTAAGTCATATAGCCAAGCTTTCTTGACTTCTTGCTCATCAGTTTCGTATACCACATAGTTCGGTCCACGCCTGATCACCATGCCAGAAGTTCCGTTCTCTATATTCTCGACCATATCACCTATGTTAAAAATTTTATCTTTAATATAGTCCTCTCGTATATCATTATTAAGATAGTCAGCAAATGTTTCAATGCCCTCTCTAATGCCCATACCTTTTCGTGTAGCATTATAAAGGTCTTTGATATCTTTATCTGACAACAAACCTTTTACGCCCATTGTAAATGATTTTAAATCATCATTCTTAGCAGCGTCTCTCATTTTACTTGCACTCATACCTGAAGCACCATCGGCATCAGGATCTCTATCACCAGCAGATACAATCTTAATAGATTTAAAATTGTAATCTTTGCCATTGTATTTGTCTGCAAGTTTTTGAAACTCATTTATTCTATCACTACCTGCAACCATAATAACTTTACCATACATCTTGTCGTATGTTTTTAATATCTCCATAAATGTTCTTTGATTGCCACCAGCAGATTTAATGTTTGAACCTTTAAACATCTTTTTCATAAACTTAACTTTACTGGTTTGATCTAGTGGATTTTTTCTAGGATCGGAAGAGGCACTAGCAAAAACTTGGCTGTTAGCCCGTTCTTTTCTAGCGACCTGTTTCACGGTGTTCATAAGTTTTGCGTGCCCAATAGTAGGAGGGTTGAACCTACCGAAGGCAAAAACGATTGTAGAGTCTCTATCTAACGCCTCTCCGACAGACATCAAACTATCTGCTTCTTTATCAGATAATTCTCTGTCATCTCCTATTATTTCTTTAAGTTTGTTTATAAACTCAAAGTAATAATACTTCTCTAACATTTTATAAACTACATTGTTAGGTAGTCTATTTCGTACACCATACTTTTTAATATCTTCTGGTGTCATTTCGCCTTCAAACCCAGACTTTCTTTTATCTAGGGCGTCATCTTTCATATCTATTAGTGTGTTAATATCATCTTCTAATTCTTTAATCTTACCTTGAATTCTATCTCTAAGGTTTTCAATATCGTCATCATCTAGTTCAACTAATTCTTTGTAGTCAACTAAATCTCTTTTAAATTCGCCTTTAGCGATATCTATTTTTTCTACTCTTGCTCTAAACTCTTTCATATAATCTTCTATATCAAATGGTTTAGATTGTGTTCTCTTTTCAAATCTGTCGTGTACAATATCAAAGACATCATCGGCCATTTTATTTGCCTTATCGTAAACTGATCTATCTACGATTACAAAATAATTAACTGGGTGTACTGAGCCTGGTATATTTTTGCCATTTACTTCTCTAACTATCTCTCTTAACTTTTCGGACATCGCTTCTTTATCTTCATCAGCAACATCAAATAAAACATTGATATCTAAGTCAGCGTCTTTTCTATATCTCTTTGTAAGAATACTACCAATTAATCTATACTTAATTACAGGTGCAACTTTATTGAAATCTCGTATTTGATCTTCAATCATTTTCTTAACAACAGGTTTCAATACAGGTTTTTCTGTATCGTAGTTATCAAATACGGTTCTTGAATAATCTTTTCTAGGTAAGTCTATGATTGATTCTAATAATTCTTGTTTAGATATTTCTAGGTAAGGTAAAACCTTTAATGCAAGTTCAACTCCTGCTTCGTGATCTGACTCATAATGAAACCCGGCTTGTATTCTACCTTTACCAACCTTCTCAGCAATATCTATGAATTGTTTTCTATGTGCTGGGTGTTGAATTGCAAGGTACTCAGCAACTAGTCTACTGCCGCAACTATGCCCACTAGGATAAGAAGGCGTTTTCATTGTCGTACCATACATAGTATCAAAGTCCATGTTCAATGCCTTTGCAACTTGATATGGTCTAGGTCTATTGTATTTGTTTTTATGTGTTCTTGTTATCTTCCAAACATCATCTATGATAGCAGTAATCTCACTTGATCTGTAATCTAAATTATTTTCATTTAGATATTCTCTAAAGTGAAATGATTCCATAAAGTCAGAAACATAAATTGAGTTTTCATCATCTTTAGTTCTGGTTGTTTGCTCATCTATAATTTCTTGTAATTCTTCTTTAGTTTCTTGACTATCATTTTCAGGTGGTGGTGTGAGTTCTATACTTTGCCAACCATCTTTAAAATGTTTTTGATCATATTGCTCAACTTTATCCATAGACTCTTTAAGAGCATCCTCATTATAATAAACCAAGTCTTTTAAACTATAATCTATATCTTCAGATAATGTTTTTCTAAAATCAAAAAAACTTTTAGCCACGATCTTCTATTGCTCCTATAATATTAGCAGAGATAGATTCAGGATCTTTTCCCTCTGCCTTGATTTCAATAAACTTATTTTTCTCTTGTCTAAATTTATTAAGAACAGGTCCTGTTTCTTTCTCATATACTTTTAATCTATTTTTTATAATCTCTGGTTTATCATCTTTTCTACCTCGAGCAGTCAATCTCTTTATTACTTCACCCTCAGATACATTTAGATATACAACATATTTGTAATCAATACCTTCTTGTCTCATCTTATTAAACTGTTCTAAGTTTCTAGGAAACCCATCTAATATATATCCGTTATCTGTATCGTCTTTTGCTAGTCTGTTTCTAAGTGCCTTCATAACTTTGTCAATGGGAACTAGATCACCTCTATCCATAATCTTCGCAACTTCAGGATCTTTTTTCTGTAAGTCTCTCATCATATCGCCAGTGTAGATATGAGGTATATCAAAATGACCTGAAATGTATTTTGAGTATGTAGATTTGCCTGACCCGGGACCACCTATCATCACGATAGTTACCATGCTCATTTCTTCTAAAAATTGTTTTAAAGTTTTTGGCACTATTCTCAACCTTTTACCCAATCTTTTGCTATGTTAAAGTTTGCTCTACTAAACTCCATTCTATCTACAAGTTTTACAGCACCTGAAGATTTAATCGCAACAAATCCTTCTGGACTGGTTACTCTAAATCCTTTATCTGTTTTCAAGAATGTACCTATACTTTGTACACTTCTTAATTTATTTAATAATAAAAGTTTAGCATTTTGTAATGACAAGTAAGTAGCAATACAAAAATATAATCCTTCAGAATTACCTTTTATAAATCTCATACCTGCCTCTTGAATATCTTTATATTTTTTCTTTGTGTTGGGTTGTTTTACTTTATCTATCTCCTGTTGTATTCTATCTTTATAAAATCCAGCAAATTGACCTGCGAGTTTTTTTGTATTACCCAACGCTGTACCTGCTCTTATATAAGAGTTAAAGTATGCCTTTAGTTGTACACCAACAGATAATATATTTGTATCTTTTTTAAGTTTATCCATAAATAAAGAACCTTTGCCTACTGAACCCATAGCCATTCTTAATACATTATCAAACTTTGCCTGTTCACCAGAACTAAACTTAGCACCTGTGGCGTCTTTATAAGTTGCGTCATCAAAAAATACTCTTCTTGATTTTCTTAAACCTCTAACATTTGCACCAAAACTAGCACTCAATGTTGAGAATGATTTACCTTTATATGTTGTATGGAAAATAATGCCGATATTAGCATTTGCGATTCTACTTGCAAGGGGAGTTCCGACAGGTACTGCATATGTAATAGTATTAGGAGTGAATACAATATTTGATTCACCTTCAATCTTAGCAGTCTTTAATTCACCTCTTGTAAATAATAAGTCCCCTTGTAAGATACCTTTGATACCTAACTTTCGCAACTCCCTCAAGCAGATTTCTAATTTTTCAGCCACAGCACCAGTATGATTCTTTCTGATATCTGAGGATGTGTAGTTAATTTTAGGAGTTTTATTGAATACAGACTTTGTACCAACAAAGAAACGACCGTTATCAGGATTTGTCCCACAGACTATTGCTGGGGCACCGTCCCATTTAACCGTCAAACTAGTTCTCTTTCCACCACCAGAAAACATTTGTCTAATAGACTTCAAAAAGTTTATGGCGTTTAACGCCCCACTACTTCCATTATTAATTATATCATCTTCTAAGTGTTCTAGGTGGGTGTTCTTTGCCTCTACGAGGTACTGTAAAAACCCTTGCATTTATTCGCCTTCTCCATTTATATAATATAGAATTCACTTTCTATACTATTTATAATATTAAGATATCTTCAACCCAGGTGTATTTAAAAATAAAGATTTACCTGACCAACCGCCAGCGGCTCTAGTTCTAACTGTTATAGGTATTTGAACTGCTGTTTTTTTTCGCCATTTAAATTCAATAGTCATTCTTTGTGATTTACCATCATAAAGAAGTCTTGAACTAGATATCTCACTTATTTTTTTTACTAACAATACATTTTTTAAGTCTGCATTATCAGATACATCTTTTATTTGACTTGCCCCACTTTCTTGACCTATAAGAAGTTTGTAAGGACAAGGAACAAACTTTGCTCTAGGATCATCATAAGTATAGAAATATATTGTATTCAAAAAATATATTAAATTTTTAGGTTTAGTTATGTATGCACCTAAATTTTTTATAAGTTGATTTCTAAACAAATAATAAAAACCATCAGCATAAAAATCTACACCTTCAGCTTTAAATACTTTAGATAATTTAGCAAACTCATCCCTAGAAGCACTTTCACTATATGGTTCTTTTTTTATATCAAAGTTATTCATGGCACCAACAGATAGTTTTTGTTGTTTAGGTATCTGTTTTGTTGCTTGATTCCAAGAATCATCTATTAACTTTTGAGCAGATTTTAACTGATTAGCATCCTCTAGTTTACTAAAAAATGCTGTTAAGTTTGTATTAAACTTAGGTGTTTCATCTTTACCTGCGGCTATCTTATTTGAATAACCTTGATAACTGTCATCTGATAACTGAACGACTGTATCAGATGGATTTTTAGGTGATACCCCTGGTGGTTTACCTCTAGGACACCAATAAGTTTTCTTTATATTACCTTTTATATCTTTTTTTACAGCGACAGCATTTTTAAAACCTATTTTTATATCTCTTTCTGCTGTCTCATCTTTATCTATTAACTCTGCTAATTCAGAATAAGTAACCATAGACACCCCATTTGAAGATGGATTTAAAACCTTAGTCGGTTTATTTTTAAATTTATGGCAATCTCTTTCTAATCTTTCTACTAAATTATTATCTGTATATTTATTTACTAAGAAAAACATAGATAAAAATTCATTAACATTTGCTGAAGCAGTACTATCTTTTCTAGTGGCCATACCTAAATGACCTTTTACATCTTTCTTTCTTAAAAGAATATATCTACCTAAACTTTTCTTTTTTCTCTCTAGTAAAAAAGGAAACTTACCTCCCATATCTAATACTACATTACCACTACCAATATCATCAATACTTCTATACATCACATCTCCAGAACCTACTATTCTTTTAACCTTAGTTGTTACCTCGGTAGATACTGTATAGTAAGGATTACTAACTCCTCGTTGTTGATAGTTGGGTGCGATTGTTACCATACTGCTATTTATATAACAGTTTAGCATATAAGTCAAGCGTTAATCTTGCCTATTGTGAGAAACTTAACAACACCACCATTAGGTGCCCATTGTTTATGTTTATTTTGATGATCAGTTATTGCGTCTGTATCTTCTTTAAAAAAGTTCTCACATAGAATAGAACCTGTAGGTCTCTCGATACATTGATAAACTATCTGTCTACCTTTCTTGACCATAACAGTCTCGTAAGATAACTTGACATCTTTTTTAGGTGGTCTTTTTTCTCGTCTTTTTCTAGGCATTCTTTCCCTTATTGATTGCATTAACTAATTTTTGTCTATTACTCTCGCCGAGTTCTCTTACTTTTTTATTCCACTCTTCGATTTCTTTATCTACTTTTTTCTTTTTTCTCTTTGTCATTTTACTCTATTTCCTCTCAATGCAAAAAATAAACCACCACAATAAAGTAGTAAATGAAAATGCTCATACATCAATACATACCATAAACTCTCTGGTTCTAATATTAATATAACACCTGTCATTATACCACACATAACTACACCTGAAAATCTAGTGAGCATATCACCAACACCAGGTTTAAGTGCAATCGTAAGACCGCCTACTATCACTCCTACACCTGCAAAGAATTCACCCCAGGCAACAAAGAACCAAACTGACATAGGCAACCCAAATGCTTCTGCGTCTGATATATCAAGTGGTAGTTTCTGTAGCCCTTGCAATATAAAAATGACACCCAAAGGCACTCTGAGTAACCAGTTAGCACCTTTGAAGTCTGGTATCTTTTTTAAATATTGCTCGAGTGTCATCATAATTGATTTATTAAATCAGGTAATATTTTTTTACTTTTACCAAATGTTTTAGCATTAGCGATATCATCTTTGTTTGATGTATCACCGCCAACAACAACTAGTGCAATCATACCTAAACCCTTATGTGGTGTACATTGATATAAGTAAACACCAGGTGTAGTAAATGTCATAGAGTATTCTTTATTCAGTTTACTCTTTTTAGGTATTTCAAATCCCTCAGGACCTGCAATAAATTCTACATTGTGTCCTTTACTTGTAGGTAACCAAGTTATTGTTTCGCCAACATCTACTCTAGATATATCCTCTGAATAGACCATCTTGCCACCATCGTCTCTTTTATTTAACATATCAACTGTTATATCAGCATATGTTGGTGTTGTTAATAATAAAATTAAAAATGATATTATATATTTCATATTTCACTCCTTATATTTTAAAATCTGAAAATTTGTTTAATCGTTTTGCCGTCTCTGTATTATCAAATACAGACTTTTCTGGTTCGTCTTGTTGATTTGCATCCACAATATCTTCTTGAGCATTTTGCTCAACATCATATATTCTCATCTTAGAACGATCAACGCCCAACATAAACTTACGATTGATTGTTGGATCATTATATCTATTCTTTAATTGTTTAATTAGAAATTGATTCTTCTTTTCTAGTTCTTCAGTAGATATAATAGCAAACATAAAGTCAGCAGTTGCAGGTAGACCAAAACTTTCTGAAGTATCTTCAAGGCCGATATCAGTAGAACCGAAACCTGTTCTTGTAGTTTGTGTTGCTGAGAATATAGGTAAATCAAATTCTACTGCAAGACCTCTAAGTTCTTCAGCAATAGACTTGACGATTGTATAAGAGTTAGCAGATGACCCTGCCTTTAGTCTAGATGATACACATAGATTTAAATAATCAATATAGATAACATCTGGTTTAAAACTTTTCTTGATTGCAAGTTCATTAAGTAATACTTTAAAATGACCAGCATGAGCAGAAGCAGTAGGATATTCTTTAATAATAAGTTTACCTTTTGTCTTTCCTTCTAGACTTTTAATCTTATCTTGATACATTAACTTAGGTAACTCTGGTAGATCACTCATAGCAACATTCAAAAGATTAGAGTCTATTCTTTCAGCAATTCTTTCTTCAGCCATTTCTAAAGTAATATACAATACATTCTTACCTTGTAATAGATTTGCAGCTGCAAGGTGAGTCATAAACAAAGTCTTACCAACACCAGTACCGGCAAGGGCAATATTCAAAGTCTTTGTTGGAACACCACCACGAGTAATACGATTCATAAAATCTAAATCAAATTCAACTCGTTCTTCTTTCTTATGGTAAAAATCATATCGTTCAGTTGACTCAGTAATGTAATCATGACCAATCTTCTCATCAAAAGATACTGATAAGGCGTTGGATAAAAGTTCAGGTAAAAATTCAGGTGTATGTTTTTTGTCTTTGCCATCTAGTATCTGAATACCATCCATGATAGCATTATGTATAGCACGATCTTTACAAAACTTTTCAGTTGTCTGTACTAACCAGTCTAGATTTATTTCTTCTTTTTGAAATGTAGCGATTGTGCTTGTGATATTTTGAAACTCAGAATCATTGATATCTTTTCTTCCGTTTAGTTCGATTGCAAGTGTTTCATTGGTAGGTTGTGCATTATATTTTTCATAGAAAAGACTAATCTCTCTAAAGACTAACTTCTCTAATCTATCTGAAAAATATTCTTCTTTAAGGAAAGGCAACACTTTTCTAGCATACTGTTCGGTATGTATTAAATGTTTAAGTGCTGTTCTTTCAATCCTTTCTTCCATCTAACTCTTTCTCCATTACTACTACTAATACATCTCCGATATGATTTATAAATTCTTGGCTATCTGTATCGGCGTCTTTAAAATTCTTATCAATATAATAATCAAATTTCATAGGTAAATGTCCATTCTCATTTTCTTCTTTTGCAAATGCAACATTACCATAATGATATATTATATCAGAATAAGGGCCGCTCGTCAACTTAATTGAGGCATAATCCTTGTCAGGTCTTTCAACAAACACATAATCAACTTCGTGTTTAGGTAGACTCTGCTTCTTCTGCTTCGATACCATATTTAAATTCTTTGGCGGCAGCCTTATCTAATTGTTCTAAGATTTCTTTAGTAAAATATTTCTCTGGAGTAGAGTTAATTGTTTTTTGATACTGTTTAGTACCATCTGGTAATTCTATTCTTGTAGATACTTGTTTGAATATATCATGTTTCAATGCAAGATCAACTAGACCATAATGTTTATCTAGACCTTTATCATATGTAAGTCTCACATCAACCATTTTATTTTCTTTAGTCAATCTTGACTTGTGGTTTTTACAATGAATTATATTACCTATAATTTCTGTCCCGTCTTTCTCTTTTCTTTTAGAAAGATAGACGATGGAACTAGCCGCATATTTGAGACCAGATCCGCCGCCCATTTCTTTAGTCGGGAACATAGAACCAATAACATCGTAGGTGTGATTGGTAATAATAAGTGGCACTTGTGCCTTGCCAAGTTTCAATGTTAAGACTCTAAATGCTGCCTTAACAATTTGTGATCTTGTCATATCTCTTGTTTCTTTTCCTGCCTCGGTATCTTCCATCTCTTTTGTGGTTGATAACATACCAAGACTATCTAGGACCATTAACATAGGTTTTCTATCTGAAGGATCCTGTTCAATATATCTATCTAATACTTTAATTGCTTGGTGTCTGAATTCTTGTACTGTGGTTACTGGCATAATAATCATACGAGAGGAATCAATACCTCTATCTTCAATCATATCTTTTGTTAATGCAGATTCACTTTCAAAATAGATAACACCAGCATCTGGATTTTGTTTTAGAAAGTTATCAACTACACCCAATACAAAGAATGTCTTACCTGTAGCACTCTCACCAGCAAGGGCAGTAATTTTATTTGCAGGTAGACCACCGTGAATGGTACCTGATAATAATGCGTTGAATACATAACTTCCAGTATCTATAAAGTTAGAGACATCACCTGCCTCAACACCCTCAGATACTATACTGGCATATTCATTACCAGTCTCTTTAATAATTTGTTTGAAAAAATCTGACATAATCTTCACTCCGATAATAATATTATAACATAATTATTTATAATTGCAAGCACAATCAAGCAAAAAAATTATCTAATGTTCCTTTTCTTGAATCTCTAAATAAGTCAAAATCTTTGTCACCAAAACACCAGACATTTTCTATAAACATCTTATTCATAAACTCTGCTTTTTCTTTTTCATCTTTGAATAGTTTATCTGATTTTGGTCTTTGCATTATTCTCATGCCAATTTGACCTATAAATTTATCTTTCAAATGGTTTACTAGTTCATCACTTGACCTATATCTTTTACTTTTAATCTTTGGATCCATAATATTGCAAAACATAAATCTGGATACACTCATACTTTTTTCTGCAACAGGTAAATAGAAATCATCTCGCCACTTTTCATATTCATTAAATTTAAACCAAGACTGATTCTCTTCTTTATCACCACCTTTGTTATATTCTTCAGTAGAAAAATAAGGTGGACTTGTAAATGAGACATCTATATCAGGTAATTCATTATATGGTAAATCTTCAGCACCACAATTCCATATCTTAACTTTTTTAGGTTTACTTAATAACCTATTATATCTATCAATCTGCTCTGTATATCTCATATAAGTATTTGGATTAGGATCACAACCATAGTATTCTTCAGCATTACTGGCAAAGAAACCTGCAAGTCTATCACCCCAGCCACAACTCGTATCTAATACTCTCTTTGCGTCTGTCATTTCATATACACACTTAGCAACAATAGGTTTAAATTGTGTTGCAATATATGTACCCAATCTAAATGCGGATAGATAACTTGCCTCATCTAATTTACCACCCCTTAGTTCTTCTTTACCTTCAACCATAACTTTCTTAACACCATTGATACCTCGCCATATAGGACCAAAACACTTCCAGATATCTTTTGCAGTACCATTTTGCCAAACTTCTAATGGTGCTCTGAACCCATAACTTGAGCAAGCCAGCCTTAGGTCTTGATGAAAGTAATTACTTACGGTATTGTATGTACTCGGTGCGTCTATAATACCTAGTCCATATTTACTAAATGGATATTCAAGATCATCATATTTTTCAAAGATTTCTTTTTCTACTTGCTCAATAGGTGAGCAATAGATACTGTAATCAGACTTCTTTAGGGATGAGAAGGTATCTCGCATATCTTCATCTGATATTCTTTTGAGCGGAAACTTAGGTCTTACTTTGGCAATATATTCTGATAGTGTCCATCTAAATACATCACGCCCATATTCATTAGTATATCTATC